ATGAACAACACCAAGGCCGTGGAGTGCCTGATCTGCGGACTGAGGTTCGTGCCGGTGGTGGACGCGCTGCGTCACGCCGAGGGGACCGGCCACGTGCAGGCGAAGGTGGTGGACCGATGAGGATCCACGAGCTGATCAGCGGGACCGGGGATCACGTCATCGAGGTCACGGAGTACGGCGACGAGCTGGCGGACGACGTGGCGCAGGAGGTCTGGACCGTCAAGGTCTACCGACACCACAACGGCAACGTGGCGCACATCGCCTGGAACCTGTGGAGCGGCATGACGCGGACAGCCGCGATGGAGAGGTTGGCCGAGTACCTGGACTACCTCGACGGGGATGTCGATGAGACTCACTGACGAGGAACGCCGCCGCGCAGCTCGACAGGCGCAGGCCACGGCGAAGGCCAACAAGCAGAAGGTGCTGGACGATGCGGCGGCGTACGGCCGGACGATCTGCACCGCCGACCACACCACGTGGCAGGAGAAGGCCCGCTGCCTGTGGCCGGGGCTGCAGGTGGAGGGTGAGGGTCCGTACGCCGTGGTGGTGGGTGGCGTCGTCTACCTGACGGACAAGCCTCAGGTCGTGCGCCTGCACCGTGGGATCCACCGACCGGGTGGTGGCGGATGAGCAACCGGGGATGGCAGGGTGCGGCACATGGCCGAGTACGCGACGCGCATCATCGACTGCCCCCGCTGCGGGAAGGAGATGACCGTCACCGACAAGGTGGTCTTCGACTCGGGCGACGGCGACAAGGTGTGGGCCACCGTGAGAGCCGAGTGCGTCAGCCTGTGCACAGGGATCGAGGACCACGAGATCCCTCGGCGCCAGTAGGTCAGCGCCGCCCCCACCGCGACCACGCCTCACCGACTGCGCGTACAACCTCAGGCCGCTGCTCTGGAGGAACGCCGCGCAGTGCGACGGTGCCGAACCTCAACTTGCAGACCGCGATGACGGCGAGCGACACCGTCACCACCACCGGGACGATCAGCCAAACCATGTGCTTCCCCTACTTCAACAACGCAGCGAACAACTACGGCGGTCGGGGAAACTCCTGCGCAGCGTATCTCGCGCGAGCCACAGGTTGAGGTAGGCCGTCAACTTCGGCGTGTTGCCCATCCTCACGCCGCAGCAACTCAACTCAATACCTAACGACGGTAACGACACCCATTCCTATTGAAGGGAGTGCCAGGTGTCGGCACCGAAGGCGTGGTCAGGCCCGCGCGTAATGCAGATCAGGGCGCGTATGGCGACCCAACTACCCCAGCCGTGCGGACAGTGCGGGAAGCCCGTGAACCCCGGCGACAAGTGGGTGGTCGGGCACAAGATCCCCCAGTGGGAACGCCCGGACTTGATCTGGGTTAGCGCGAACTGGCAGCACGAACACGCGTCATGCTCGGCCAGCACCGGCCAGCACGAGGTGATGCGAAAAGCCTACGAAGCGGGCAGAAACGGCGAGAACTGGCCCGGTTTTTCGAGGAACGGCCGCCTAGACAACCCCCGCTCGTTTCAATCTCTCTCTCACGGTGTTGAAGCAGAGCCTGAGCAAGACGCCACGGACTGGAACGATCTCTGCGGATCCATCGAGTGGATGGCGGAGTTCCGCGAGGTTCCGCAGGATGGGGTCGCCCCTAGGTTCATGACAGGGCCGCATCCGCGCGCCACGGGCACCTACGGACCCGACTTCTGCGCGTGGGCGGACGACAATCCTGGTCTGCACGCCAAGCGGACCGGAGGGCTGCGCTGGTGGCAGCGCGCCGTGGCCTATCGGATGCTGGAGCACGACGCCGAGGGCGAACTCGTGTGGCGCAACGTCCTGGTGACGATGGCGCGGCAGTGCGGCAAGTCGTGGCTGCTGCGCGCCCTGCTGATGTGGCGCATCCAGCAGCGCGACCTGTTCGGCGACGAGGACCAGACCGTCCTCTCGGTGGCACACAAGGCGCAGACCGCCCACGAGATCATGCGGCCGGCCTCGCGGTGGGCGATGGAGCGCAAGGACCTGGGCTGGCTAGTCCGGCTCGCGTCTGGCGACATCCGTGTCGAGTCACCGGACGGCGGTAGGTGGCTTCTAGCAGCCGCCAACGACGGGATGGGCGTGGGCTACTCGCTGTCGATGATCGTCGTGGACGAGGCGTGGAAGGTGCACCGCAGCGTCGTGGAGGCAGCCGACCCCGCCCTGACGGAGGCGGTTTCGCCACAGCTGATGTTGATCTCGACTGCGGGCGACTCCGCGAGCGACCTTTTCATGACCTACCGGCAGCAGGCGCTGGACACGCTGCTGGAGCCGGAGTCCACCTTCATCGCGGAGTGGTCCGCGCCGAAGAGCATGGAACCTGGGGACCCCGAGTCCTGGCGGATGGCGTCGCCGTTCTGGTCAACGCGGCGCTTCAAGGAGATCGCGGACAAGGTCGAGAAGTTGGACCCGCTGGAGTTCAAGCAGAACTACTGCAACCAGTGGGTGTCCATGGCGGGCGGCCGGAACAACAACCCGGGCGAGCCGGTGTTCGGCGAGAACGAGTGGATCGACGCCTCAGCGCCGACACCTACCGGCACACCAGCCGCGTGCGCGGTCGAATCGTGGTTCGGAGAGGGCCTGAGTGTCGCTCTGGCGTACTTGCAGGACGACGGCGGGGTCGTCGTCGCCGTGACGTCGTTCATGACCGCCAATGAGGCCGCAGCGCACATCAAGCAGGCGGGCGCACCATCCGTGCTGTGCGGGAAGAGCCTCGCCCTCGACCCGGCGTTCGCCCAGATCCCGCTGACGCCGAAGGGAGGCACATCGAAGGTCGCCGTGCAGGACCTGCGCCGCCTCCTCGATGAGGGCGTGTTCCTGCATGACGGCTCGGAGTCTCTTGCCGAGCAGGCTCTCGCCGCTCGTGCCGTCCCGTCCGCAGATGGAATCCGCATCAGGTCGAGTGCCCGACTCGACGCAGTGAAAGCGGCCGTGTGGGCGTGCGCGGCAGCCCGCGCTGCCCAGGAACCTTCAGCCATCTACTGACAACTGTTACAACTGAAAGGTGACCGCCTGCTCGTTGTAGAAGTCGTCTGCGAACAACGGGAACGTCAGAGTGCCGCCCAGGTCCGAGTTCGCGTAGGCCACGCGCACCGTACCGAGCGAATCTGGCCCCAGTTCTAACGGGCCGAACACACCGCTGCCTTCGGACTCGACCTGACGACCGTCCTTGTTCCGGTAGCTGGAACTTCCCCAACCGACCTGGACCGGTTGAGACGCGGAACGCACATTCAGGACAACGAATAGGTTCCCTTCACTGTTCACTCGCGCTGCCACGAGTTCGATGGTGCCTAGGTTGCCTGCCTGTTGCGGCTTCCCGTCTCCAACGATGACGTTGCCGCGCAGCGGCTCTCCGTTCACCTTGTGGTCCACGATGAGCCCGTTTTCGCCCTCGAAGTCGGTGTACTCGTTGCAGTCGTTGGGTTCCGACGGATAGCAGGCTTCGAACCCGTTTTCGATCGGCGTCACTGTTGCCTGCTCCATCAACCCGGCGTCCCCGCTGGATATGACGGCAGTCGAGTTGCCGACCAGGTAGGTAGCGTACGCGTGAGCGAGGGACCCCTTGGCGGTGAATCGAAGAGAATCCTCGATTTCTCCAACAGTGTCAGATGTGGTGGCTTCGACGTACGCCTGCAGGTCTTCGTTCGACGGCAGGTTCGGGTCCCCGGTAGCCGACGTTTCCTCAGTGGCGCCATCGCCCTCTGAGACAGTGGTAGTGACGGTGGCGGTCACGACCTCCGCACTGTTGTCTCCGGATGCCGGTTTCGCTTTGTCGTCGTCGCTACATGCGGTGAGACCGACGAGAGAACCCACGAGGGCGAGTACGGTTGCGGAATAGCGGCTGGGCATAGCGCCCATCTTGGCGGATCTCGGCCTGTCAGCGGGCGATTACGATATTTCCACAGGCCAGAGTCGCGCCTTCCTTTTGTCGTATCCAGAGGAGCGCGATGCCGAACCCACCCCGCAGGCTCGCGGGTCACACCGAACAGCGCGGTTTGTGGCACCGGGCAACCGGCAATCTCCAACTAGCCGGAGGCGAGGGAATCGTCTACATCGGGTCCGATATGTGGCCTGGGGTTCTTGGGTCTAGCTCGACTGCCGAGGCGCTTCCCGTCGTGACGCGAGCGACGTCCCTCATCACGGGACCGCTCACCGCCGCACCGTTCAGGGTGCAGCAACTCGGCGCAGGCTCGCCGTTGCAGACGCCGCGCTGGGTCACCGACCCGATGCTGTTGCGTCCGGACAACCGGCTCGTCACCTCGGAGTCTGTCTACCCCGCCGTGAACCGGCTGTCCCGTTCCGACTTCTGGACCGGGTTCCTTCGCTCCGCGATCTGGTGGGGGCTTGGCGCGTTCGTGTGCCAGGAGGACGAGTCCGGCGCGCCGCTCGCTGGGACGCTGCGCCTGATCAACCCGAACCTGCTGAGCACGAAGCGCGCCAAGGATGACGGCTCGCTGAGGTGGGTGCTCGGTGATGGCGGCGATGAGGTCCTGTTCACGCGTGACGGGTACGCCACGGTTGGCCCCGTCACGTATCGCCTCGTAGCGATGCGGAATCCGCACTCGCCGGTCGATGTCGATGGCCGCAGCCAGGGCGTGTTTGGAATGCACCCCGCGACGTTCGGCCTCGCCTCGCAGGTCGACACCTACGCGTCGGGCACGTTCCGCAGTGGCGTCCCTGCCGGGTACATCAAGGTCAACCAGCCGGGACTCACGCAGGAGCAGGCGACCGCGCTCAAGGAGGCATGGCTCGGTGCCCACGGCGGTGACAGCCGCTCGGTGGCGATCCTCAACGCTACGACGGACTTCTCGCCGATCTCGATGTCGCCTGTTGACACCGCCCTCGTGGAGGTCAAGCGACTCGTCATCGCGGACGTGGCCTTCTCGTTCGGCATCGACCCCATGAACCTCGGAGTCTCGCTCGCCAACAGCGCGACGTACTCCAACACCCGCGACGCGTGGCTCAACCACCGCGACTTCGGCCTCAGCCCGTGGATCACCGCTCTGCAGGACACGTTGTCTGCGCTGCTGCCCGGCGACCGGACCGTGAAGGTCGCCGTTGACGGCTTCGCCAACCCGCCCGCAGGCGAGCGGTATCAGGCGTACAAGGTCGCAATTGACGCGGGGATCTTGACCGTGGACGAGGTCCGCGCACTCGAAGGACTGCCCGCGCTTGAACTCGAAAAGGCACCAAAGACGCCTCCTGACACCGAACTCCCAAGCATTTCTGAAGAAGAGGAAGCCACTAATGGCGACACGTAGACCCGCACCGCCCAAGAGGCGTTACGACCGCGCTCCGCAAGAGGCAGAGCAGCCGGTCGAGCAAGCACCGGAGGAAGAGGAAGACACCGATGAGCGTGACAGCGATTGAGCAAGGCTTGATCCTGCCGAAGCGCTTCGCCGAGGTTCAGCAGCGAAGCGTCGAAGCGGTCGACGTAGACGACGCGACCGGAGAGGTTCGTCTCCGCGCGGTGCCGTACGAGTACGAGACGCAACTCGGCGAAGGGCTGTTTGAACTGTTCGAGCGCGGGGCTTTCGCCAACGCATCGAAGGCACCCACGCGCTGCAAGTTCTTCCACAACCACAACGGACCGCTCATCGGCCACGCCCGTGAGGTCGAGGACCGCGCGGATGGCGTCTACGCCACGATGAAGTTCGCATCGACGCTGGCGGCGCAAGAGGCGCGGGTCCTGACGGTCGACGGGTTCATCGACCAGTGCTCGATCGAGTTCCGCGTCATGCGCGACCACGTGAAGGTCGCGCGGAAGCCGGACGGCCTGCACGTCCGGCACGCTCGCGGTCACCTGCTGGGCGTAGCCCTGGTCAACCACGGCGCATATGCCGATCAGTCCGCCGTGCTTTCTGCACGTGAGGCAGATCTAAACCGCGAGCGCGAGGAAATCATCGCTCGGTTGAGGTCACTAAACCACTAAGCAGTCGCGTTAACGTATTAACAACAGAATATCTGCGGCTATCGGTTGATGCCCTCGGAAAGCCACGGCTTTACGCCCCGGTAATCCCGAACGCTCGCCTCCCCCGCACTCCACAGATGTGTAAGTCATCCGTCTATGAGTGCCGAGGAGGCGCTTTTTCATGAAGAACCCAGTTCTTGAGCAGCTAGACCAGCTGCGTTCAGCCCGTGACTCTGCACGGGACGCCGCCATCCAGATGGCAGCCGCAGAAGACTTCGACCCGAATGACTCGTCGTTCACCGACCTCGAGGCACGCGCCGCGAAGTACGACTCTCAGATCGAGCGCCTTGTTGGTCTGCTCGATGCACAGAAGTCCGCCGACGCTCTCGACGGCAAGTTGTCCCGCTCCGCCACGCGCGTTGAAGAGCGCGCTGAGAAGCCCGACAACAGCACCTGGGGCGAGACGTTCGTCCGCAGCGATGCCTACCGCGAGTACAACTTCCGCGGTACTTCCAGCAAGGTTGACATCGAGATGCGGGCGCTGCCCCACTCGCTCGCCAGCATGGCGGACGCACTCCCGTCCAGCCCGATCTACGACCTGACGCCGACAGCAACTCCGAACCTGATCCTGCCGCTCGTCAGCACGGTCCAGGTGTCGGGCAACTCGGTGGACTACATCGTCTGGTCGAAGGTCAGCGGCAACGCAGCCGTGGTCGCTGAGAACACTCTCAAGCCGTCCATCGAGTGGGAGCCAAGCGTCACCAGCCGGTCGCTCGCGACCATCGCAGCGCATACGTCCTTCACTCGCCAGTTGGCCGAGGACGCAAGCGCAGTGCAGTCGTTCCTCACGAACGAACTGCAGAACGAGGTCCGCCGCAAGGTCGAGGCCGAGGCAGTCGCTGCGATCAGTGCAGCCGTCCTCCCCGCTGCGACTGGCCCTGCCGGTGCAGGCCTGCTCGGCGCGATCCGCAAGGGCAAGGCCGAGGTCGAGGCCAACGGCTTCACGCCGAACGCGTTCCTCGTCAACGCCGACGACCTGATCGAACTCGACATCGAGGTCATGTCGACCGCAGGCACTGCGCCGAACCAGACCAACTCCTACTGGGGACTCACGCCCGTGGTTGACACCGCAGGCGTCGTGGCGGCAGGCACGGTCATCGTCGGTGACTTCAAGCGCGGCGTGCAGCACTACGCCCGCAACACGGTCTCGCTCTACCTGACCGACAGTCACGGCGAGAACTTCCGCTACAACATCCTCGACGCCATCGCTGAGACGCGCGGCCTCACCGCCGTTGTCCGTCCCGACGCTCTGGTCGAGACAACCGCCGGAGTCTGAGCCTGATGCCCGCGCCGTCGCTTGACGATGTCCTGTCCTACCTGAGCCAGGCCGGCCACAGTTGGGACTCCTCGGACATTGAGTCCGCCTTCAAGGCGGAGAAGGCCGCACAGGCGCGTGCCTGTGCAGTCCCAGCAGACGACGCGGTGTGGCCGTCCGACCTCACTGAGGCGCTTTGCCGCCGAGTCGCCGCCAACCTCGCTGTCCGCGCCCTCCCGCTTGGCATCCAAGCCTCGATGTCGGAGATGGCCGTGGCGACAGCTCGGGTTGGCGGCGGCGACCGCGAGGTCGAACGACTCGAAGGCCCCTGGCGATCCATCCCCGTCGCTTGAGAAGGAGCAACTAAATGGCCGAGAAGAAGAGCACCGAGAAGGCCGCTGTCGGGTCTGTGTGGGAAGTGCCCGACCCGGCACGAGTTACGCGCCCTGACGGCTCCACGGTCGAGGTCACCGGTGGGCAGTTCGTGCTGTCGCAGCCCGGTGAGTACACCGAGGAGTCCGGCGCCAAGGTCACGGCGAAGTGACCTGAATGTCCGCTCAGGTCCGTGCCGAGATTGCTGCCGCCGCCAACACGGTCAGCGGCATCAATTGCTCACCGTACTTCCGGCAATCCGTGAAGCCCGGTGACGGCATGGTCCGACGCGAACGGACGAACTACCCCAACCCATTCGGCGGCATCGTCACTTGGCAAGTCATTGTGGCGCTGCCTCAGGACCTCGCTGCCGCTGAGAAGTACCTGGACGAGCACCTCCCCGATCTCGTGGAAGCCATTCAGGAATCGCTGGTCGTCACTTCAACGACGCCCCAGCAACTGGCACTGGACACAGGTGCAGTGCCCGTCGTCGTAATCGAAGGCCATCGAGAGGAAGACAACTAATGGCTGCATTGGGCACACGCCTTCTAAAGATCAAGATCGACTCTGTCGAGTACACCGCCCAGGTGTCAAAGGCAGTTATCACCAGCGGCGAAGCCGACGCTGACTTCGTAACATTCGCCGACGCTGCCGCAGGCGGCGCCCGTGAATACCGCTTGGAGTTCACAGCGGTTCAGGACATGGCAACAACCACGTTGTGGGAGAAGGTCTGGAGCAACTCCGGAACGACTGTCGCCTGCACCCTCAACCCGTACGGCGTCGGCACTTTCGCGCCAGCCACACCGGGGTTCACCTTCAGCGCTGTGATCGCCGAGCCCGATGGCGACTTCATCGGCGGCGAGGCCAACTCGTCTAACTCGGCGCGCATGACCTTCGACTGCTCGTGGGTCCTCACCGCCAAGCCGACCCGCGTCACGACCGGCTCCTTCTGAGACTAGGAAACAGATACACATGGCATCACTCGGAACAAGGACGCTGGTCATCACGATCGGCGGCACTGATTACACGGCGTCTGTCTCGAAGGCAGTCATCACTTCCGGTGAAGCGGACGCCGACTTCGTGACGTTCACCAACGCCGCAGCCGGTGGAGCGCGGGAGTACCGCTTGGAGTTCACCGCCGCGCAGGACCCGGTTGGCGCTTCGCTCTGGAACACGGTGTTCACAGCTGCGGGAACGAGCGTCGCTTGCGTTCTCAAGCCCTACGGCAACACGACGGCGTCGCCCACCCAGCCGCACTTCACGTTCAACGCGGTAGTGGCGGAACCGGACGGCGACTTCGTTGGTGGCGAGGCAAACTCCAGCGAGTCCGCGCGTATGACGTTCGACTGCTCGTGGATCTTGGACGCCAAGCCCGTCAAGGTCGTGGCCTGACCCGATGGCCAACCGGACCGGCTTCAAGGTGGAGGGGCTGACCCAAGTGGTCCGCGCCCTCCAGCAAATGGGGCTGGACGTGGACGACCTCAAGGAAGCGTTCTCCAACATCGCGCAGGCCGGTGCGGAAAGCGCCTCGCGTCACGCACCCAAGAGGACAGGGCGACTCGCCGCCACCATTCGCGGCAACCGCGCCAAGTCCAAAGCGGTCGTCACAGCCGGACGCGCGTCCGTCGTCTATGCGGGACCCATCAACTACGGCTGGCCGTCTCGCAACATCGCCGCCGCTGGGTTCATGCAGGCAGCAGACCAAGAGATCCAACCTCAGGCACTCCAAATGCTGGAGGACGAGATCAACAGAAAGATTAGAGAGAAGAACTTCCAATGAGTGCAAACAGAGTGCCTGTCGATGAGGTTATCGAGACACTTACCGGCTTCGAAGAGATCGCCATCGAAAAGCAGTTCGGCAACAACTGGCAGGACCTCGCAGGTGACGCGCAGACAATGTTCCTGCGGGCCCTGGTGTTCGTTTTGCTTCGGCGCGACGGCAAGAACGATCTAGAGGCCAAGCAAGAGGTCATGGAAATGACCTTGCGTGAGTGCAAGGACCGCTTCCTCGATGACGAGGAAGAGCCGAATCCTGACGAGCCTGTTACCGAGTCGGGAAAAGACGACACGCAGCCCGCCTAAGCGCGGAGGAAATGGCGGCGTTCTGCCTTCTGACGGGGCAACCGCCTGAGGTCTATTACTCGCTCACGATCACGGAGCGAAACGCGTTCATCAAGTTGGCGATGAGGAGGAGTTAGGAATGGCAGGTCCAATCCGCATCTCCGTCCTAGCCAACGCTTCTCAGGCCAAGCGCGAGTTCGGGTCCGTCGCCGACTCGGGCCAGCGAATGGGCGGCAAGTTCTCGTCCATCGCCAAGGGCGGCGCGCTCGCCCTCGCGGCGGGATTCGCCATCGCGGGCAAGGCCGCCATCGACTTCGGCATCGACGCTGTGAAGGCCGCGTCGGACGCGGAGCAATCCGTCGGCGCGACCGAGACGGTGTTCGGCAAGTGGGCGGACAAGGTCATCAAGGACTCCAACCGCGCTGCTACGGAGTTCGGCCTGTCGGCGCACGAGTACCGGACCAACGCCAACCTGATCGGGTCGCTCTTCAAGAACCAGGGCATCGCCACCGACCAGTTGGCGGGCAAGACCAAGGGCATGATCCGCGTCGCTGCGGACCTGTCAGCGACCTTCGGCGGATCAGCCACTGACGCGGTGCAGGCGCTGGGGTCTGCCTTCAAGGGCGAGTTCGACCCGCTGGAGAAGTACGGAATCTCCATCAAGCAGTCAACGGTCAGCACCGAGGCCAACATCCTCGCGCAGAAGAAGCACGGCAAGTCGCTCGACGACCTCTCCCTCAAGCAGCAGACCGCGCTCAAGCAGCAAGCCACCGCCAACCTCATCACCAAGCAGAGCGCCGACTCCACCGGGGCGTTCGCTCGCGAGGCCGACACTCTCGCCCACAAGCAACAGGTGATGGGCGCGCAGTGGGACAACCTCAAGGTCAAGATCGGTAACGCCTTCCTGCCCGTAGCCAGTGAGGCCATCGGCTGGATCTCCGGCACCGCGATCCCTGCCATCTCCGACTTCGTCAACGTCCTACGAGGCGAAGGTCTTGGAGGCGCAGGAGGCGGCCCTCTAGGCGCGATCATGGAGACGGTAGGGAACAACGCCCGCCGCATCGGCGAAGTGCTCTCGCAACTCTGGGACGGCATCCAATCAGGATGGGAAAGCCTGCAGGGCTCCGTGGCCAAGGTCATGGAGAAGCACGGCCCGATGATCGAGCAGTTGGCCGGTTGGTTCGACACGCTCGCTCAGAACGCCACAGACGTCCTCGGACCCGCGCTCAAGTGGATCGCCGAAGAAGGCCTGACCTTGGTCGGCAAGGCCTTCGAGCACCTGATGGACACAGTCAAGCTAGCGGGCAATGTGTTCTTCGACTTCGCCGACATCGTGCTCGCGGTGGTCGGTCCAGTGGTCGGCACTGTGGGTGAGATTGTCTCTGGTGTCATCGGCCACTTCCTCAACCTCGCCGAGGCCGCAGACGCCATCCCCGGCGTCGACATGAGCGGCACCATCGAAGACCTAACCGGCATCCGCGAGAACGTCAGCAGCACGACCAGTGCCATCGAGGTCGCTGCCAAGAAGTGGCGCGGAGACCTCAACGAGGCTCAGTGGGCATGGAACCTCACATCGAAGGAAGCCGAGAAACTAGCGAACCGGATCCGGCTCTTGCCGGATGAGGTCGAGACGAAGGTCAAGACGCCTGGTCTCATCAACTCTTTCCGCGACGTGCGCAGGCTGGGCCACGAATACAAGTTGACGCCCGACGAACTGGTCACGGTGGTTGAAGCGACAGGGACACGGCTCACGCTCAACCAACTGAACAGGGTCAACAAGCAGTACGACCTCACGCCCAAGCAGGTCGCGACCCTCGTGCAGGCGACCGGCACGAAGACCACCATCGGTGACCTGAAGAAGGTCCTGAAGCAGGCCGACATCACTGACAAGGAAGACATCGCGATGGTCTTGAAGACCCTCGGCGTCGACCTGTCCGTGAAGGAGTTCAAGAAGGTCAAGGACGAGGGCGACAAACTCAACAAGTACGTCTCCAAGCCCAACGTCGCGGTCCAGGGTGGGGCCGGTGCGAGGGACACCATCAACGGCGTCAAGGGCTTGATGAACGAACTCAACGGCGACACGTCGCACGTCTACATCAAGACCCACCGCGTCACTGTCTACGAAACCGAGGGCACTCCGCCCCGTGAGAACAGCGCCCCAAGGTTGCAGGGCGAAAAGGATGGCTTCCAATACGGTCGCGCGTTCGCCGACGCAGTAGCCAAGGCGAGCGCGGGCTTCGGCCTCTCCTTCTTCAAGAACGTCTCGTCTGGCCTCGCCGCAATCAACCAGGCCCTTGAGCGGGCGACAGCCTTCATCCAGAAGAAGATCAACCTTTCCAACGACGCGAAGGAGCGCGAGCGCGAGAAGCGGGTCCTGAGGAACCTCAAGGACCAGTACAAGGCTTTGCGCGACGTCGGCGCTGCCATCGACCGGATGAAGGAAAAGATCTCCGCATCACGCGAACGGCTCCAGCGCTTGAAGGAAGAGGCGAAGGCCTACTCCGAGCAGATCAAGCAGTCGTTCATCGACACCGGCAACGTCACCACGATGGGGCAGAACGAAGACGGTTCAGCCTCGCTCCCCAACATCCTTGACCAACTCAGAGACAAGGTGGTCAAGGCTCAGCGCTTTGCCGCCCTCATCCGCGACCTGACCGCCAGGGGCCTCAACGAGACGACGCTTCAGCAGTTGCTCGCTGCCGGTCCGGACGCTGGCCTCGCTACTGCGGAAGCGTTGGCAACTGGAAGCCAAGCAGCGTTGGACGAGATCAACTCCCTCACGGGTCAACTCACTAACGCGGGCGCATCGCTCGGCCAGAGCATGGCGGACGAGTTCTTTGGCGACGAGATCGCGGACGAGGAAAAGACTCTCGACATGTTGCTTGGCAAGTTGGAGGTCCTGAAGAGGAAGGCAGAACGTCGGGCTCGGCAGTTGTCCGCCGCGATCCGCCGCGCGCTGCGCGGGTCTGGCAGTGGCGACGACGACAACAACGACCGGCGTCGGGGACGTCGGACCGCCGAGGGCATCCTTGAATCGGAGGAGCGCCTGGCGAGAATGTTCCGTCGCCTCGGACGACGCGCTGGCCAGGGCACCGAAGACCATCTGAACCGCCGAGGTCTAAAGGTCAGGTTGGGAATCCCCAACAACATAGAGGACAACCTCCGTCGCCTCGGTCGAATCCAGGGCAACACGACGGCGCGGACTATCGTCGCTCGCGAGGACGAACTCCAGGCGCTTATGCGTCGCATGAGCCGGACGCTGTTCCGGATCAACTCCGATGACTTGACCGGAAAGATGCGAGTCAGGCTCGTAATCCCTGAGACGGCGACGGACAGCGTCCGCAGTCTCGGACGCGTGCAAGGCAACGCGGCGGTCAACGCCCTGGGTGCACGACGCGAAGAGTTGCGCGGTCTTGGCCGCTCTCAGGGCAGCGCTGCTGTTAACGCGATCAACGCACGTGAAGACGAGCTGACGTCCTTGATGCGTCGCCTCGGTCGCGAGTGGGCGGGCGCTGCGTCTCGGAACCTCGACCGCGCATCCGCGCGTGACGCGATGAACGCGACCGCCACCAAGAAGGCGCGTGCGGAGACGGTGCAGTTGATCTTCCAGGTCCCGCCCACCGTCAACAAGGCCGAGATCGGACGCGAGGTCGTCTCCGCTGTCCAGTCGTACTACGCCGCTGGCGGGAAGAGGCTCGCATGAGCATCGGCTTCGCTCCCCACGGTGTCCTCCGGTTCGAGATCCAGAACGACTGGCCGGACCTCCCCAACCTCATCCCCAACCCGGCTGGCGTGACGGGTCCGTGGGGATGGGTTCCGGCTGTCGCTGGCGGACCGACAATCTCGGCCAATAACGGGATTCGAGCCACTAAGTCTGCTGCAGGCGCGCAGACGGTGACGTCTGATGCGATTGCAGTTCCAGAGGTGACCGTCTCCGGAAACCAAGCCGTCGCATATTGGACCCTCAACACCGGCGCTACTGCTGCTGTGTCCGGCGACGTTGCTGCCTACGACGCTGCGGGCGCTCTGCTCGGTACCTCCACCGCCACAACCGCTACGACCGCCGCAGGCACGTACTCGACGACCGCCTACACCCTGCCGGTAGGTACGACGACTCTGCGGCTTCGCATGATCCTGACCGGTGCATCCGGAACCTCCGCGACGTTCACGAACGCCGTTCTCTATTCGGGATCCGCCGCCGCCGTGGCAGCATCGAGTCCGCTCGCCGAGCCGGGGTGGACCAACGTTCTTGGCTCCGCGTACGAGATCAACCTTGAACGTCGAGAACTCGACGCAGGCACTCTGACGGTTCACCTACGTGACGCCGACCTCGACCCGTCCGTAAACCCGCTCATCCGACCGGGCAAGAGGTGGCGGCTGTCCGTGTGGGCACCTACCGCGAAGGGCGGATCCACCTACGCGTGGAACGTCTTCGGCACTGGCGTGCTTTCCGCGCCTCTGACGAAGTACGACCTCAAGGACCCCGACCTCCCCGACGACCGCCGCACGGATATCAGCGTCACCGGCACTGACGACACCGCCACACTGGCGGCGGCTCTCCGCCCCAAAGGCGTCGCCACGATCAACGGGTTGTCTGTGGTCCTGGCCTCCACCGCCGTCCCGTTCATCGTGAACGGCAACAAGGCTGTGGTGGACCCCTCAACCGTGCCCATCGTCTCGGTCAACGAGAACGCGTCCGCGCTTGACCAGATCGCCATCACCCGTGACTCGGCACTCGGCTTCGCATGGCTCGACAGGCGAGGAATCCTCCAGGCATGGGACGCCTCCGCCTTGCCCATCAACACCATCACCTTCAATGGGACGTTCGACACCGACACATCCGGATGGACAGCCACCAACGCCGCGCTGGCCCGCGTTACGACTCCCACCCATCAAGGTGCAGGTGCGCTCCGTCTCACCGCTACCGCTGACGGTTCCGTCACTGCCTCGACCGCTGCAGGAACGTCGGGCTTTTCGGTAGTTCCGGGCGCCTCCTACACCGTCCGCTCCTACTCCCGCACGGCTGCTACGGCCAGGAACACCCGTGTCCAACTCCGTTGGTACAGCGCCAGCGGCGCGACCCTGGCCAATGACATCGGCGCCCTCACCTCCTCGACCACCACATACACCGAGAGGACTCTCACAGTCACAGCCCCAGAGGGCGCGCGCTACGCCACGATCATCTTGTTCGTGGGCTCGGCCTTGGCCGGGGAGGTGCACTACTTCGACACCGTGACCATGACGGGTGGCCCCGTCGACTTCCTCGCCGATGCCAACTACTCCGACCTCGACATGGACTTCGACCTTGAACGGTGCATCAACACCGTCAAGCCAAAACTCGTGCGCATCAACGCCGCCACGGGCGAAACCGAGGAAGTGAGTTTCGGTCCCTACGTGGCTCCTGAATCGGTGCGCCAGTGGGGTCAAAGGCTGGCCGAGCCCACCGTTCACGGCCTCGCCGACACGGCTGTCCCTGGCTACGCCGCCGCGATCCTGGCCGCGAATGCCACCCCACGCCGACGCGTCAACAGCGCGGTCCTGCCGCTTCGCACCACCGCAGAGATGGAGAGGTGGTCGCTGACAGACCTCTACGACCTCCTCGGGGTGACCAACAGCCGCGCTGCCTACGCAGCCGCGGAGCGCGTGACGGGCATCAAGCACGAGATCACACCCGACAAGTGGACGTTGACTCTCGACTTTGCCGGGGAAGGGACAGTGGCTCCGCCCATTGTGACCCCGCCGTTGACGGTGGACTCCCAGACCTTCGCGGCCCTGCTCCGTCCTGTTGGCGAAGTGACGATGTATGGCGGGTCCAGCGCGCCAGCGGGTTGGCTCGTCTGTAACGGCGGGACCTTCTCCTCGAACGACTACCCCGCACTCGCCGCTCTCCTTGGCGACACCTGGGGCACCCATTCGGACACGACCTACTACCTGCCGAACTTCACGGACCGCTTCCCCATCGGAGCAGGCACCAAGGCCGTGGGCACGTCGGGCGGCAACGCCTCGGTGGTCCTGACCGCTGCCAACCTGCCGCCGTTCGACTCGTCCAACGCTGACGGTTCGACGGCGACGCGAGTGGCGCGCGGTACCGCTACCAGCGCGGGCAACGTGGCTGTCGGATCGTCCACGCCGGTGGACATCCTCAACCCGTGGCGCTCCATCAACTTCATCATCAGGGCTCTCTAGGAGAACCCATGCAGAGCGTGGAGTGAGACGTGAATGAGTGTCGGACGGACTGCGCAGCGTTCTCATCGTCGTCGTGACCTGTGTCTGGGCGGCGAACTTCATTGCCCCGATCTTCAAGAAGGACTACGCCCCGTCACCGGAGCTGAACGTGGCGTTCATGGCGATCATCGGCGTCCTGACGGCGAGCTACCGAGCGGACCCACCCGATGATGGGCCTGGAACTCCATGAGGTCGTGCGCCTGCTCAACGTGGTGCTCGCCGTGGTAGTGCTCGTCCTGGGTATGCAGAAGGGGGTTCGGCTGTGGAATCACCTGAACACGCCAGGGCGCTTGTTCTACACCTCGTTCCTCGGGCTGATCGCAGCGATCCAGTACGGCACCGCCGAGAACCTGGCGCTCGACACCGAGCGCGGCCTCCGCGTCTACCTCACGACCGGGGCGCTGGCGGTCGCTCTGGCCGGACCTAGATCTTCGCTGGATGACCTTCTGGCAGCGGATCGTCAGGCGAACTCTGCGATGATGACCGCCGCGATCACGGTCCCCACCACAGTGACCACCAGCGGAAGGACGATGTAGAGCACCCACCATTTGTGCAGCAGGTCGGTGCTTGCAGGCGCCGGCGCAACGTCGGCGGATGCGTGGACGGGAACGGACGGCGGTGGCGGTGGCGGCGGCGGATAGATCGGTGTCGTCTGCTCCTTGATGTCTGCCTCAATCTCGCGCTCCAACTTGGTGAGCCAACCCCACATAAAGTGTTCTTCCAACGAGTTCACCTTGATCTCGAACTCGCGGGTTGTCTCGTGGTTCCACGCCCAGATTTCGATCCCCTCGTCGGCTGATCTGAAGGAGCTGAAGTTGACGCTGTAGAGGGTCGCCAGGTCCTCCTTCGATAGCTCGGGTCGCACAGCGTCCATGGAGTCTTCGCGAAGGGTTCCCCCGTCGAAGGTCACGCGTGCTGCCGTAATCCAACTACTGCTTTCCGGGTGGCCAGCCTTAAAGGCTGCTGCGGCGCGCTCAATCGGACGCAGCAGGTCGATCTGCGCGTCGGTTTTCACAACTTTCTTACGGCCATGTGACTTCGGCAC